CCTAATAGCATCCACATGGCTACTTCCTGTAATGTGTACATTTTGCTCCCGTTTCGGGGAGCTACTTAGCTTCGCTCCCTGCCATAACTGTGAGGCATGAGTACGACAAGGTCAAGAATCAGGCGTGTTTTTCGGCGTGTCGGCTGGCTTTTCGCTTGGCTTATCCTTCAAGCCGTTCGACGCCAAGACCGACCCAAGCGCACCAGTTAGGAAAACTGTCAACGTGGTAAGCAAATCAATAAAGGCTTTATCGTTTGGAGCTTGTGAGCCTAAAGGCTGTGTGACAAAGATTAAAGCGTACAGCATCCCAAAAATGCTCATCATAAAAACCAAAGATAGGGTGATGCCGATAAACACAATCAATCGAGCTTTAAGCTGCTCGTTTGTATATCTGCGGCTTTCCTTGCGGCTCAAAGGTGTCTCCATATATGTCTTTTGTACAAGTGCCATTGCTAATGCATTGAGGCGGATTGCACTCCGGCTTTTCCCAATTTTCAAACTCTTGGCATGGATAGCGCGTCCAGCCGTCATAACGGCCACAACCGGTTAACCCTAGAAACAGGAATCCAAATAGGGCTAACCGGAGCGACCTTTGGCTCACTTCCCCTTGAGACCAAAACTTGAGTCGTTTGGATTAAGCGCACGCAAAACCACTGGCAAAACAGCTGCAAGACCAGCACTAGCAATTGCCTTTGGGTCGGTTACGCCGGCCATGTAAACCGCGACCGCAGCTGCTAGAAATGAGCGCGCCCATGATGCAGCCATCAATTTTGCTTGATTCATTTTTTAACCTTCTTTGGCTTAGATTGTGGTATTTCCACTACTGGCATTTCACCCTTGTAAGGCACATATTTAGGCCGACCAAATCCGACAACCTCTTTACCGATTGTGCGTTGTTTGACCATGACCATCCCACCATTACGTTGGTCACCAGTTCCCGATGTATTGCCTTCGATGCATGTAACGACGTTGCCCGATACGGCTACCACAATGCCAACGTGGCTTATCCGGTCGATGCCATCATGCGGAAAGTCCATAAATGCCAAATCGCCGGCAACTGGGGTTGTGTGCCAACGTGAAGTTTCTTTAAATTTGTGTGCGCCTACTGCCGTGCCTACCACACTGTGAACCTTGACCCCAGCTTGTGCCAACACCCAATTACAAAACGAACCACACCATGGCAGGCCGTCAGCCTTCATAAATTTGCCGTAAGGCGTTAGGTTGTCGCCTTCCTCAATATTGCCAACTTCGCCATTTGCAATGCTGATTGCTAGGGCTGCCGTGCCTTGTGGGTAAGTCATGCGAGTAATGCTGCCACTTCTTCCGCTGTTAAATTGAGTTTTAACAAAACTTCCTGCTTTTTGGCTTCTAACTCAATTTTATTTGCTGCAAGATTAGCCTTTGCAGCTTCTTCTTCCTCTTGAATTTCTGAATACGCTTTTTCTAAATCTTCCAAAGATGGTTTATCGGAAGCATCTAGCCACTCAAGGTTGGCATATTCGTTTCCGTAAAGAGCATATTCTTTGCCAGCATATTTTATTCGTAAAACGTAAGAAATATCCATCATGCACCAATTTCTAGTAGAGTAATAGTAGAAAATCCGCGAGCGTTATAGACATTGTTGCTATCGTCTGCTGTTCTGTTCAAATAAAAATTAGCACCATTTTCCGTAAATGCCTTTAATTCATAAGTTTGTGCTGAAGTTGAAGCCGGTGAGTGCAAAAGTGAGTAGGAATTAGTCCACATACTTAGACCATTTTCCCAAGTTGTCCCAGTCAATCCTTGTCCAGATAGAGCCGCTTTGCGATTTCCTGGAGATGTGGCATCAACTAAATTAGTTGAACCATTAAAAAGGGAATAGAACGTCGTAGAGTTATTAGTCGTTAATCTAGAAAAAGAAACACTCATCAAAATTAAAACTTTTGAGGAAACGTTACTTGGAGTAATTGTCGCGCTTAATCCTGTGCTAGTAGGTGATGTCGCTGTGATTGATGCAGTAGTGCCAATTGTTCCAGTTACAACTTGTAAAACTTTGCCGCCACCACCCGCAGGTGTCGCCCATTTAATGCCAGTTGCAGTAGTTGAATCTGCCGTGAGTATTTGTCCATCCGTTCCAACCGCTAGACGAGCAGGTGTATCGGCTGCCGTTGCAGCTATCAAATCACCTTTTGCATCAACAATTGCATTTTGAATTGCATTTGAGTCATCTTGAGCAACCCAAATAAAATCCATGTCCGTGCCGCTATTTTTGGCAAGTACTTGGCCTGACGTGCCGCCTTTAAGGTCTAGCAATGACGCATCAATAGCGTCGCCAAGTCCCTCGATGGCTGTTGCGCCATCTTTGACAAGGTCGGTCGATGTTGGCACTGGCCAACCAAAATTGGGTGTTGTTGTTGCCATTAAGCTATTACTCCAATCGCTTGTAACCATGTCATCGTTGGGCTAAGGGTTGCCCACGTTTCCGCTGGATTTACTGACTGCCATTTTACGGCAACTTGGCTAAAATTGACCGGAGACGCGTTAAACGTAATGGTCAAATTATTAAGGGTTGCCCTAAACGTCCAGCCCTCAACGTAGCCTTCAAATGACCCGCCGCTAATGTTCAAAGGCAAGTTTTGAATCCATACGGGCAGACCCATAAAAATGCCAATTAAGGCATCTCGGTCAGAATCATCAATTTCAGGGTTGCCCAGCTCAAAGGTAATGCTCTGAAACTTAGGAAACGGGTCGGCGCGTAAGGCAACGATGCGGTCGGCAAAATCTTCTGCGTCGGCCGTGTCCTTAATGTTGGATAAAAAGGCTTCACCATACAAGCCATAGTCAGACTGACTTTCTAAATCTTCGGCTGTATAAACGCTGTTGCCATTGTTGCCGTATGTAATGACGTATTTATTGCGGATGTCTCCCGCGCGGGTAGTTACCGCCAAGCCACGCCCATTTGCATGATTGGCGTCTAAAGTCGTGTAGCCATTGGCTGCAAGGTAATCCTGTCGATGGGTTGAGTCGGCATAACCGATGTTGCCGTTTGATTCCTCATAAAGCACCCCAAGAGCTGAATTGGCAATTTGAGCGCACAAGCTGTAAATGTCTGTTTCTTGCGATGAGCGCGCAATCATTAAGAAATCTCCGGGGCGGTCAATTTCGCCAAGGCCTAGATTTAACGCTTGTGCCCATGTTCCCGTTGCGGGTGTGTAAGTTGCCCATGTCGTTGCGGCTGGTACTTCTAACCACTCACCAAATAAATATCCCGACAACAAATGATAAATCTGGTCGCCATCTTCGTCTTGAGACAAAATGCCGTTGTCCACGATTTTAGGTAACTTCGACAATGCTCCAAGAGCTGTAATCTGCGCAGCAGTGGTATTGCCTAGACTTCCGGTTTGGTCAACCCCAATTGTAAAGTCAGAAATATAGCCGCCAAAAATTGGAATGTATGTGCCAGCTGAATTTGTCACTTCCACTGTAAGCCCCGTACCTACTGTGAAGTCATAAATTGAATTGTTGAAATTGAGCAATTGCAGCTGACAATATCCGGCTACTGGCTGTTGATAAATGTCGGTGCGACCTGACTGAATCGTTAGGTTGGCAACTGTGACGTCTGTAAGCTCGACGGCATTGATTAGGACTTTATAGCTCGGCGTGTAGATGGTCATGCAAATACAAGCCCTGACCCGCCTAGCGTGCCGCGTGCGGATGAGTCGTTTAACAAACCAACAATTTGACGGGCTGTAGATTCAGGGTCAATTGCTCCATTGACTGTAATATTTGTCATTCCGGCATTTGGATTGTAATTCAAACCAGTCCGTGGATTGTATGAAATCATGCCGTCAGAAGGCAGTGATGGTGCTGCCGCCATAGGTGATGCAGATAAACTTGCTGCATTAGAAAATGATGCGCTGCCTGATGATGATGCTCCTGAAAAGAAATTGCCGACTGCGCTACCAGCACCCTTGATTGCATCGATAATGCCTTTAATGCGGTTGTAAATATTTGTAATAAGAGTGACAAGGTTGGCAAACTGGTCAATGATTTCCGACAAGATTCCACCTAATAACCTAAACGCCCCGCCTAACGTCTTGCCCAAAATAGGCGCAAGCACGTCACGGGCAAATTCACCGATGTTTTGCAAAAGGTTGAAAAATGGCTTGAGTTCATCATTGTTGCGTTGTAATGAGCCGCGCACGCTGTCAAAAGCAGATTTTAGCCCGTTGATGATTGGTTGAATAAATCTTAAAACTGGCTGCAACTTATCGCCAAGGTTGCTTGTAAAGTCTGCAATTGCTGGAATTACCTTATTGACCACAATAGTAACAAATGGGGTTATGGCGTCAAGAATAAATGCGCCGACTGTTTCTTTGCCTTCATCAAATGCAATTTGTAGGCGTGTTAATTTGCCTTGAAAAGTATCAGCTTGAGTCGATGCCTGATTTGCAAATGTACTGGCTAGCTTGGCCGTGACCTCGTCCATGCTCATGGTCTTAAGCTGCGCAGCTGATAAGCCGACGCCTAATTTGCCAAGTGCCGTTGTGTTGCCTTCGGCGGCCTTTGCCATAGCGTTGGTAACGGCTTCAAGCGACTTGCCTGACCCTGCCGCTACGTCAATGGCTACTGTCTGTAGCTTCTGCGCCTTTTCAACGTCTCCGGTCGCGCGGGCTAATCTTTCAAGGCTTGGACGTAGCTCATCATCGGTGACGCCAAAGGCCATCGATGTTTTGGTGATGTAATCCTCGGTTGCAGCTATTTGGGCATTTGTAGCCCCTGTGACGTTTTTTAAAGTTAGGGCTAGCTTTTCCTGCGCGGCCGCATCCGCAATGGCTGATTTGACCCCGTCAATGGCTAATTTGCCAGCATAGGCGACTGCGGCTGCCCCAGCTGCGGCAAAGGCTAGGCCTGCCTTCTTGCCAAAGTCTCCGACCTTGTCGCCAAATCCTTTGACTTCGTTATCGGCTGATTTAAGGTTTTTGTTAAAGTTATCGACGTCGGCTAATAGCTTGAGCGTTAATGCGCGTGTACCTTGTGCCATTAGCCCCACTCCTTCAAAATCTTGTTAAATGCTGCGCTCCAACGCTCGACAATTTCCGGCTGGATTTTGCGCAACGTTGGGTAGATAAACCAACCGCGTGAGCCACGGCCTTGACGACCTGACCACACTGGGAATTGCTTGTACTTATTTGAGCCAAATTCTGACCCGCCCCAAATGTCTCGCGTGGTCGCCCCGCCGCTAAACTTTTGAGACGCAAACCCATAAGTGATTTCGCCAATCTTGCTTGACTTTTTAACCCGTGCGCCACTGGCAATGCGACCTGCCACGGCTCGACTTTGTAGCCCGTTGGCAGTCGCGATAACTTGAGTCCGCGCGTAATCGGCTAAGTTACCAGACTGCCTTTTGGCTTCATCTTGTGCAGCTTCGTCCATATTTTTTAACGCTTTGAAAACGGCACGCAGTTCGGTTTGGTCAAGAGCTATTGGGTCGGTCACTTTGTCCTCGCTTCCAATATCTCAACTGCGGTCAATATGTCCTCGGCTGTCTGCCAATGAACCATAGGGATTTGCGTGGCAATTGCCAGCTCAACGATTAGTCGGCTGACACTTCCGCGCTCATGGCTTTTGGGTCGCCTTCACCAACTTCGACGTCTGCAACTGATTCCATCCAAGCATCAAATGGCTTGGTTGGCTTACTGCCTGCATCGCGCTTCATGGCTAGGTGTGCAACAAACAAAATGTCCCACATGCCGCCAAACTGGGAAATGACTTTTTTGGTAGTCATCTCCCAGCGGGCGTAATCAGGTGGGCGCACCATGTAGGTTGCATCTGTCCCATCATTATATTTAATTGTTATTTGCTGTTGCATTTGTTTGCTCCCGTCGTTTGTTTTTAGCTAAAAGTCTCTGTGACTTCGCCCTTTGGTACTAGGAAAGTGTAAGACACTGTCTGCGCGTCCATGCCTGACCCGCCCACTGTTGGGTAGGAAGGCTTAATTGGAAACACAAATTGCGCTCCGGTTGCCGCAGTCATTGTGATGGTGATGTCTGTATCCGGTGCTGAATCGCAAGCCGTCCAAAGTGCCTCGCACACTGAATTTGCCTTGCCCCAGTCTGCAAGCATGTCCAGCTGGAAAGAAGCTGTTACGTTTGTGGTCTTGTACGCTTCACCATCAAGGGTTTGGTAAGTCTGTCGGTCTAAAACCTTGGTTAGCACTGCGTTTGTTGCCTGCGCTTCGATGTCCGTTCCACCAGTAAAGGACAAAGAAATATCGCGGCCTGTTATTACTACTGTTGCCATGATGTCTCCTTATGTTGTTTGTGTGTAGTAGGTAGAAACTCGAACGTCGGCGATTAGCAGCGTCGATGCTCCAACTTGTGTAACTGTTGGCCTTTCGACCACGCTGACAACGTACCCAGTTGGGATAACTGCCAGCACACTCATTATTAGCTGCTCGATATTGTCGAGCGATGCAGGGTTGCTGTTATAGGCAACCGCGACTGAAATTGTAAAATTAATCTTGACGTGGAGGGTACTTTTGCTGATTGTTTCAAGCTCAAGGTAAGGCGTATCCGGTACGACGACCACGGCAGGCGGGATGATGGTTTCCGGCACGTAGCTGTACACGTTTCCTGCGACCGATGCTAAGGCAGTGGCCAGCGGTGTCCGTACCTGACTTAAAATAGTGGATGCTGGCATTTACTGGCACACTGTCTCAACGTCAAGGTAAGGCATAAGCAAAGTTGATACGCGGTTGGTCAAGCTGCGACCCATTCGGTAAGGCGTAGCGGTAAAATCTAAACCCTCAATTTGTCCACCAGCTGCAACGCGTGATTGAAATACCTCGACGGATACGGCAAGGATGGCTGACTCGATAGCGTCGTTGCCTGTGTAAATATTGACTGCTGAATAACCGGAAAGTGTTGCAGTGCCGCTTGGAATAATCTCGCGCAAAGTGACGTCGGCGTTTGTTCTAGCTGCCGTAAAATAATATGCGCCAGCGGTGACGACTGTGACTGTCGCGCTAAAAGGTGCTGGCAAACCTGCCACAATGATTGACTGACCAGCGACAAAATGGTGTTCGCGCTCGGTGTAATAATAAGCTTCGTTGTTATTTAGCTTGTAGGCATTGACCGCTGACGTGTTTGCCACAAGCATGGGCAAAATTACGGCTTCTGCCGTGTTAATTATTTCGTTTAGATAAGCGTCATCATATAAGGCAATACTCACGCCCAACACCTGACGCAGCTGGGCGGCAGTCACAATGTTGGGCATGAGTATTCCTTTCGTTCGACTCGGCTGACACGGGAGCGCGCCAGCCGATGATTAATGTGGCTTACGCCTTGTTATTCTTGAAAGCTCCGGCCGCAATCTTTGTTGCCGCTGCTCCAAATGAATAGACGCCAACTGTGATTGAACCATCCGCAGTTGATTCAGCGCGTAGCTGATACTGGGTTG